GACATTGCCACTTTCAAGTCTCTCGCAGCCAGGCCTCCCCCGCCGCCGCCTCCTCCCCCCCCACAGGTGCAGTCGAAAGTAAGGGCCAAGGTTGTTGAACCCGAGCCCGAACCGGAAAGCGAGGATTAAAACATTTACAGAGAGTAGCTGTTAAGCAAAATGAAGAAAGAAGATCGCCATAAAGTTTTAGCAATTCCAGTGACATTCACTGAAGACAAGCCCAGGTTTTTAACCGTGAGAGATCGTCGATTCAAAGAGTGGCTTTTCATTTCGGGTGGGTGCCGGAAGAGAGAAGTCTTGAACCCGATACGATGTGCTCTTAGGGAGTTGGAGGAGGAGACGAGAGGTGTCGTAAACGTCAAGAGCGGTTTGTACACAGAGTTTAGTTTCGAAACGTCCGAACGATCGCCAGAAGAGCTCGAGGATGATCGAAAGGAGGGCGTCGTCGTAACCATTGTGTACCACGTTTTTATATTTTTTATGAAAATAAACACCCATGAACAGCAAGACATTGTACGAAGGTTCAACTATGAAAAAGCTAAAGTTGAGATTAGAAAAAGAGACAAGTTGCCAATCAAGAGAACGTACGATGAAAATGACTTTATGAGTTTTGATACTTTGGACATATTCAACCGAAAGAATAGATGGGATCTCATAGTCAACAAAGTCATAAACAACCCGGATTTTTACGCGGCCCTCAACTCGTTAAATAGAAAAAGTTTTAATATACGGTGAATATAATGGACTCCGTACCAAAGAACAAACGATACATAATACAGAGACTCATAGAAGTAGATACTAGTCTTTCAGTCGACGAACTCAAGGGAAAGACTATACTCGAGCTAACTAAAATGAAAGAAGACCAAAAAATTCAGTCGACGGAAAAAATAGAAGAACATGAACACGAAGAAGAGGAGATGGAATACAAATCCCCAATGGACTATTGTGTCATAAATTAAAAAAATGAACCCCCATATATACAAGTACTATGTTTAGGGAATGGTGTACAGCTCAGGGGTTTTCAACGTCAGTCAATCTATCACATGTGCTTATGGATGGCGGTGTGCTATCAGTCCCACATGATAGATTGAAAGAGTTTTATACTTTTTATGTCCGATGTGTGGAGAGTGGTGAACCTATTTTTGTTGTCGAGCAAAAAACTGATATTTACAACTTTTTCCTCGACATTGACTACAAAGATTCAGAAGCTCTCAGTGTAGAGCGAATAGAAAAAATGTCGCGGACCATCTGTGAAAAGGTAAACTCTCTAGGTGGTGGTGACTGCCTTGTGTCCGTCTCGAAACCCAAGATTCAAAACGGTCAAGTAAAGTCTGGAGTTCACCTCAATTGGCCAAACTTTCCGGTTGATCAAAAGAACGCCGTGTACCTTCGGAGACACATAGTAAACACACTTTTGAAGTTGTACCCAGACGAAAACTGGGAAAAGGTGATTGACAGCTCAGTATACGGCAACCCTGACAAGGGCACGAAGGGTTCGGGGTTTCGAATGCCGTGGTCTCACAAAAAGGGTAAACACTCCGAGTGCGGGGGTTCGGGATGCCTAGTGTGCGAAGGGACCGGCAAACTCACCGAGGTTGCGTACTTGCCTATATTCATGTACAGGTGCAAGGGTCCTTTCAAAATCATGGAGCCCATGAATCACACAGAGCCAACGGTTGAAATATTAGAGTACGCCACAATCCGAACGCAGTGCTCTACATCGAGAGAAGTGGAACCCCCGGGCGACTTGCCTAAAAAAAGAGAAGGTTCGTTTACGCGTGACCAAATAAAAAATCAACTCACCGATTCGGAGATATCTGGACTTCTTGAAACGTTTATTCACAATATGAAAGGTCACGAAAAGGTTCGAGTAAATAAGATTTTCAAGAGTGACAAGAACGACGCATACTTTGTCGGGACCGATTCGAGCTTTTGTGAAAACGCCGGAAAGGATCACAGTTCAAATCACGTGTGGTTTCTCGTTCAAGAAAAAGGTACAAAGATTTCACAAAAGTGCTTCTGTAGGTGTGAAGTGTGGAGGAAACGTGGGTTCTGTAAGGATTTTACTGGAAAAGAGTACGAACTGACACCGACCCTCAAAGATAAATTGTTTCCAAATAAAAAAAGCACTACAATTAAGAGTGCTATAGCACCAAATGTATCTGCTCATCATTATAGTGCTCCTAGCTTGCTTGATCGTATACTATTATCCAAAACAAGATAGAGATCAACTGACACCTATAAAAAATGAGGTCTACAAGTATTCGGGTCTGAACCCAGATCTGTACTATAGTTTTTTAAACAACATGGAACTCATGAAAACGTACACGTATTCGGTTGATTTATCGGCAAAGTATTTGTACCAGGCGATTGACAATCTCCAGGACCTCGCACTCAACGCAAAGGGTGGCAGCACCGGGTTCATAGAAGAAGTCCACGACATTGCGAGCCGTCTAGGAAACGAAGCTGAACTCATGATACTTGACACCGCCACAACACAGGGTGTTCGATTCAACCCAAAGTTTATAAAGTATACACCAGACACAAACTTGGCCGACTTTTGTAAAGAGTATCCAAACGCACCAGAATGTAACTTAAAAGATTATTGATTGTAATTATAAATGGCAACACCCTATGTTTCTCGATCTGGACGCGTGATAAAGAAACCAGACTACTACGAACCGGTCGAAAGGCCCGAAGATGATTTTAAAGATGATGAGTACGACGAGGATGACGGTGACATTTCAGGTAGTGAGTACGAGGATGAAGACGAAGAGGACGACGACGACGACGACGATGAAGACGCCGATGAAAATGGAAACTTAAAGGGCTTTGTTGTGGAAGACGAGGACCCGGAGGACCCGGAGGACGACGACACAGACTGCGACTAGTTTAGAAAAATGAAATGTACACGAGTTATAAATGGAAACTGACATTAGTCGCATGGGTGAGAACCCTCGGTTTGAGCCAGCTCCATTAGATGATTATCAAGACTTTCAGCAGCAGCAGTCGGCCGCTCCTCAATATCAGCAAAGGTACGAGTACGTACAGCCTCAGCAACCAGCAAAGGTGCCTGACTTTTTCGCAGATATTGACAAGAAGGCTTGGATATTTATTATAGTGGCCCTCATAATAGGGTTTTTTATGGGTAAAACGATGCAGCCGATCATCCTCAGAACCGGCTAGTTCCGACAACTTCATCATCGTAGGCCCCAAAGTCGCCAATTGGCCCCAGGTTTGCGTTTGACATGTACGAATGTGAAACAGTATCAGGGTCAAACAACATCTGATTAAACACTTCAGATGCCGACATGTTTTTATCGTCCCTTGTTCTATATACAGTGAACCCTATATAGAACAATGCTAGCACAAGAAAAATAGTTATCAAATTAATAGTCACCGAAAAGAATCCCATTTGTATCTACTCGGATTTTTGTTCAGTCGCCTTGAAGTCCTCCTCGCGCTTGCGCTGCCTCTCGTCAATCTCAGCCTGTACAATGACGTCAGCCTCCCTGACAAGGTCCTCGATGTTGGCGTCAGGCTTCTCCGCCTTGAGCCTCTCGAGAACCTCGGCGGGGTGACTGATGGGAGGCTCGTCGGGTTTGTTGTAGTACTTGGAGTTTTCGTCACCGGGCTTGATGTAGGGCATGTCACCAGGCGCCTTCACAGCCATCATGTCCCTCTTGCGCTCCTCGAACATCTTGGCAGCCATGGACTGATTCTCGCGGTACTTGACCATAATCTCCTCGAGCTTCTCGTTCGTGTAGTGAGCATCCTCGATGAGAGCCGCGTCGGGGGGAATCAGGAGCCACTTGTACATATCGACAACGTAAATGTCAAACGTGGAATCCTCCTTCTGAAGACGCTTGGCGTGATTGGCAGCCTCATCGCGGGTCGAAAAGCACCCTCGAATCTTGATGCCAAATTTGTCAGTCTTCTGGGGGCAATCGGGGCCGACAATGGAGAGGCACGCGTACAGCTGACCGGGGACAGTCGTGTAATCCTGCTCGAGAGACATTTACTATACAAGCAGTGTAATCTTTAATTGAAAATGCGCACAAATGTGTGTACCGTGAAATCATACGTTAAAAACTTCAGGCAAGTACTAAGAAAGAAAAGAATGGAAGAGGTTCGGAAGTATCACAACCTCGTCAAGCGTCATCTCATCCAAAGCGTTACCAAAGCTGGATCCAACGCTTTGGATGTTGGGTGTGGATGTGGCGGTGATCTTCAAAAGTGGCAAGCGTGTCAGGCGAAGGTTGACATGTGCGACCCGAGTTCAGAGAGCCTGGCGGAAGCAAACAAACGGGCCTCCAATCTTGGTATGAAGGTGAAGTTTTTTGAGGGTGACATTTTTTCGTGCCCCCAAAAAGTATACGATGTTGTGTGTTACAACTTTTCACTTCATTACATCTTTCAAAGTCAAGAACTTTTTTTTAAAAGCATACGAGCGATACACTCCCGCATGAAAGTGGGTTCAGTCTTGATAGGGTGTATACCAGACTCTGAGAGTATACTCATGTCAACACCGTTCCGTGACGAATTTCAAAACTTTATGAAAAGAGGGTCGAATACAGGATACGGAAACTTTGGTGAAAAGGTTCTTGTTCAGTTGTCCGATACCCCATTTTATAAAGACGGACCAAAGACTGAACCCATTGCGTACAAAGATCTCTTGGTGACTCATCTTCAGGATCTCGGCCTGCGCCTGGAGATGTGGGAACCTCTTCAAAAGTATGAAATCTCAAAATTGTATAGTATGTTTATTTTTGTTCGTACAGTATAATGAGTATACTGTTGTTCATAGTATTAGTTGTGCTAGCAGTCGCGTCTGTTCTGACGACTCGGGAACCCGAAAATTTCACACAGGTTAAAAAGTTGTACGCTCAGCTAAGAGAACACATACGAACAAATCAAGTTCCAGAAAAGTTTAAAATTCTCCAGAACCAAGTACTCCTCATAGGATACCTCAAGAAGAAGCACGAACTTGGGTACAATACAAATAAAGGGTACGAAATTGGGTTGTGTCTCGATGGAAAGGTGAACCAAATACTTCACGTTCTCCTCCACGAGTTGGCTCACTCTACAGTCGCTGAGTACGAACACAGCACACAGTTTTGGCAAAATTTCAAAGAACTCAGAGAGCTCGCCACACAGATTGGCATATACGAACCTGTCAACTCTTCTGAAAAATTTTGTGGAAAGTACATCAGCGACTCGTAATTATTTTGTTCACCTATAATAAATGGGCGCGACACCGATTTCATTCATGTTAAAAGCAATTCCAGTCTGGATTCTTGTCATGTTACCAACGTTGATTACGTTGGTAACAAGAGATTACACTATTAACCTCATCCTGCTGACTGTTCTGTTTCCTATTATGCTGGCGTTCCTCGTGAATATGTCTGGTTCCCCACTTGTCGTAAAGACGAGTGTGATTGGTGTATCGTCTGCCATAACATTTTTCACGCTGTACCTTATATCGAGCCTGTTTCCTAAAATTAAATCAGCCCTAGCAAACCCTGGAAGCAATCAGACGACAACAATCACTCTCATCGTAGCAATTTCAGTTGTGTATGCGATTTCCATGGGAATTGCTGGAAACTTTCTACCGATGGCAAACTTTGTCCCCATGAACGGGGGGGCTCCCCCAATGAACGGGGGCGGCGGCTACAATAACGGTAGGATGTAAATTACTTTTTGAGAAACCTCTGAGCAAAGTAAAATATGAGAGCCGCGAGAAGACCTGATACAACGAGACCGGTCGTTGACCTGGAGCCAGCCTCTGAAAGGAAACTGGGAACAGTCGTGGAGAGCTTCTCCTGAACGGGGCCGGCGAATGCGATGATTGCGCACACGCCAGCAACGAGAGCGCTCATCTGCTCGTCAGTCAGGTTTAAAGGGTTACCCGAATCCTTTTTAGGCTTTGCCTGGGGACTCGCACCGGGTGCCGCCATCATGGGGGGCTGCGGCATGTAGTTGCTCGTGGCCATAAACTGGGCACGGGGGTCCTGTGCGTCCATCATACCCGGTGCGTCCATCATGATATCGGCAATCGGGGTTGAATCCATTTTCGTTTGCTGTTTAGGTATATTTTTTTCCGGAGCTTTTGGCGGAGCTTGAACATATTGTTGAGCCTGAGGAGGCTGTTTATTTTCCATCTGGGATGCGTACAGAGGAACCATCCCGTCATCCGTATCATTTAAATTCATGGTCTCCATTTACATGATACTGATGTTTTATTAGATTAACCTCCACGCAGTCTCAAGACGAGGTGGAGTGTAGATTCTTTTTGTATGTTATAGTCTGAAAGAGTTCTATCGTCTTCAAGCTGTTTTCCGGCAAATATGAGTCTCTGTTGGTCTGGTGGAATTCCTTCTTTGTCCTGAATTTTAACTTTGATGTTCTCAACCGTATCACTCGACTCAACCTCGAGTGTTATAGTCTTTCCAGTGAGAGTCTTTACGAATATCTGCATTTGTTATACACTACACAAACTAATTGTTTTTTGACAAGTGCCGCAAACACATGGCGAACGAAGCCCCCGAGTGAATCGGGGCAATCTTCTCACACTCTTGGGCAATCTGATTGATCATGTTTTCGTTTGAAAACATAAACGGTTTGTCGCCACGGTTCCTGAGATATTCCCATGCGCCGGGAACGCGGTCACACGCCTGACGAGTCACGTCGATCGCATAGTCCATCATATCCATTCTTCTTACCTGTATACACGCGTGTATTCTATAACTTTGACCGTAACTGTACCAACTCCATAACTTTTTTGTAATTGGGGACTGGGATGGTATAGTATTCAGTCCCCCCGCCAGCCCTTATAACGACAACGATTTCATCTGGATTCATTTTACTTATATAAAAACATTAAACTATATGTATACAAGTAAGAAGTAAGATGCCCATAATCAGCATTGAAGGTAACATCGGTTCGGGAAAGTCGACCCTCCTGAAGATGATCACCGAAACGAATCAGGATGTCGTGACTCTTCAGGAACCGGTTGACATGTGGAACATGATCAAAGACGACGACGGAAAGACCATCATAGAACTGTATTACGCCGACCAGAAGAAATGGGCGTTTGCGTTTCAGATGATGGCGTTCATCACGAGGGCCAAGCTTCTGCGAGAGGCTGTTGAGAACAACCCGGGTAAGACTATAATTACTGAGAGGTCAGTCTTTACTGACAAGAACATCTTTGCGATGATGCTCCACGATTCTGAAATTATAAATGACGTTGAGTATTCCATCTACTGTCACTGGTTTGATGAACTCACTCGAAACATCCAGATTGACAAGGTTATTTATGTTCGCACTGAACCCAATGAGTGCGAGTGGCGCATAAAATGTCGCAACCGAACCGGTGAGAATATACCACTCGAATACCTCGAGAGTTGTCACTCGTACCACGAAAAGTGGCTCCGAGAGTTTGACACGAAACTCACGCTGAATGGCGAGCTGTCCACGGACGAGATGCTGGAACGCATCAAGCCTTTTTTGTTATGCTCATAGTGTTTTTTCGGACCGGTTTGACAGAGGGGGCTCCGCCGTCCAATGTGTGTTTTGGGTTGTAGTGTTTTTTGTGGTAGTTCCACATTTCAGCAGAACCTATTCGAAAGTTCTTCCGAAGTGACGCCTTGTACCAAAACACACAGTCTTCTATTCGATTGCTCTTTGACGTGTTGTCGAGGACCAGGCACTCATAGTTTTCGGTACACGCATCCATAGCCTGATTAAACATGTCAAAGTTTGGGAATATCCCGAAGAAGGATTTATACAGTTTCTCGCGATTTTGGATAACATTTTCGCGAAGTATAAACACATAATCAACGTTTGCTCGGAGGTCTGGGGTCAAGTCCATACAGTACTGCATCGTCAACATGAAGAAGAGTTTCCAGTGTCGACCGTTCATGAAACACTGGCGGATACACGTGTCTTTCATAAACTTTCTGTCGTACATACAGTCGTCCAAAAGTATAAATGCGTTTGTGACTGAACCATTCTTTATTATTTGTTGTTTTTGCCGTTCAAGAACCCTCTCGATTGCTTCTTTATCGTAGTCTCCATATATGAAAAGGTCAGGCACGAAAGTCTTGTAATGGTGGTTACCTTCTTCGGTCGCCGACATGACGATGCCACTGGGTATGTGCCTCTTGTGATACATAATGTCAGTCACGAGACAACTTTTACCGGTTCCTCTTTTTCCGATAAACACACACACTTTATCGTCCGCCATTCCTTCTGGTTTGAATTTCTTCAACTGAAGGTTCATTACTATTGGTACATGAAAAAGTCTATGAAATTTCTCGCAATGAATAGTAATGGCGAACGGTCGTGTACAGCTCGCCGGGGTTGGTATTCAGGATACGTTTCTGACAAGCGACCCCCAATTTACATACTTTTCAAAACAATACAAGAGACACACCAAGTTTGCTTTGGAGACTATCGACAACGCATTCGATGGAACTATCGATTTTGGCTCAACATTCGTGTGTACCATCCCAAGAAAAGGTGATCTCATACACGCAGTGTACTTTCATGTAGAACTCGGACCGCTCTCGAGCATTTCGCAGCCCATGTCCAATATAGGATACACAGACTCTATAGGAAACGCCATCATAGAGTACGCCGACTTGCTCATAGGAGGTCAGACTATTCAGAGAATTACAGGTGAGTACATGGAAATATATGACGACATTTGCGTTGATAATTCGCAGCAAACCGCCTTACAATACATGGTTGGAAGAACCGGGACTGTGAACGGCCTAGGAAACGCCACGGCAGCAAACGGATACCCGAGACTCTTTATAGTTCCGCTGCCATTTTACTTTTACAAAAATGAAAGCCTAGCAATCCCTCTCACATCGATTGACAAACAGGAGGTTCAGGTGAGAATCAAACTCAGACCTCTGAGCCAACTCATCGTGAACGTGGACACCCCGACAGTTCCGGCGCCGAGCGACACAGTGGGGTCAATAAAGAAAGCTTCTTTGCCCGTTGAATTTGTGTTCTTGTCGGATGATGAAATGAGGTATCTCAAGTCTAAACCTTTTGATTACGTCGTCACGCAGTTACAATTGTCTCGATTCATAATGGACCCCGGGGTTACTTCGTCGCAGATGTTGTTACAGTTTGTAAACCCGGTCCGAGAGTTGTTCGTTGTAATACAAGACAGCACGGTCGGGAGCGATGTATTTAATTTCAAAAACACCGACACGAATTTAGATCAGCTCCAAAATCTGGAGCTGTCATTCAACGGAGAAACAAGACTATCAAAGGATATAGCAAATGCGTTGTATCTTCGCATAGTTCAACCTCTCACGTGTCACACCAGAACGCCGTCGAGATTCTTTTACACGTACAGTTTCGCCCTAAAACCCGAGGATGCTTTTCCGAGCGGCCAGGTTAACATGAGCAGGATACTTT